TCATGCCGCCACTGTACCCACGCCATCGAGACGCACCGCGACGCTAGTGATGCCGTTCCCGGCCGCCTCGGTCGCCACGCCCACGAGGAAGCGCCCAGCGCCCGGCACGTTGATGTTCTTGGCCGTGTTGTCCCAAGCCACGCGTGCGCCAACGGTCAGCACCGCTGCGGTAGCCTTGGTGAGCCTGTAGACGCCCGTGGTGGCCAGTTCGAGGGGATCGCCCTCGGCGGCAGAATAAGCGGCGACGCCGAAGATATTTCCAACGATCAGACTGTCGCCCGAGGCGATGCCGCCTGCGGGCGTGGTCACGGTGATGACGTGGCCGTTCTGGATGTAGTTCTGCATGGTCAAAGCCCTTTCGAGGATTGGATGCGGACCACGGCGATGCGCGCCGTGGTGCCCGTGATCTGCCGATTGAGGTCGCCCAGCGCGGCCGCCATTTCGGCGTCGGTCGCATAGGTGACCCGCTTGCCGTCGTATTCGACGGTGCGGATGCCCTGATAGCGGGCGGCCATCAGCGCATCGCGCCAGGCGGTAAGTTGGGCGAGGTCGGCCACGTCACGCTCCGGGGTTCTGGAACCAGCCGCGGTGGTCGATGAAGCCTGCGCCGAAATCGAGGATCACCCGGATTTCCACGCCGTCCACGTCCCAGCCCGAGCGGCTTTCCACCTGCGGCCCCTCGTTGCCCGAGAGATAGGCGAACTCCAGGCCGTCGATCTCGCCGGGGTCGGCCGTCACATACCAGCGTGTGGCGCTGGTCAGACGGGGTTCGACCACCAACGACATGGCGCCCGAGAACGGGTTCACGTCAGCGGCGGTGGAGGGTGCGATGGTAGCCAGCCATTTCTCGGCCACTGTCTCTAGCGCGGGCGGCACCAGCAGGTTCTTCGGCGTCACCCGGATCACGCGGCCTTCGATGCCCTTCTGCGTCCGCAGCGCCAGCCGGGCGGTCGACAGGGTGGTGTCGGAGATCGCCGCGCCGCTCGCCGCCTTGTTGCCGTGATCGGCATGGAAAAGCGCCTTGCTGTCCGACAGGGTCGGGCCGTTGCCGCTGTTCGCCTCAAGCAGGGTGACGAGGATCCGTGCCTCGGTCTCGGCAGCGCCTTGGCCCATGCGGCGGGCAAGGTCCGCGAAGGCGCCGAGGTCGTCATTCACCAGCACCTGCCGGGTGATGCCGATCTTCCTGGCCCAAGTCTCGATCTTGTAAGCCTCGCGGGCCTCGGCCATGGTTCCGGCTTTGATCTCGCCCGCCTCGTTCAGCTTCTCTAGGAGCGGGGCTTCCCCGAGCATGATCTTGTTTACTGCCCGGAAATCCCGCGCAGAGGTCTGCCGACCGAGGCGGCGGATCCCCGAGGGCGCGGCCTGGTAGGCATCGCGTAGCACGCGGCCCACGGTGTTGCCGAGGATGATCGGGAAGTCGGACGTGCTGTGCAGGGCGCGGGTCACGAGGCTCGCGGGCGACAGGGCCATCGTCGACTCGCCCCGCAGCGTCAGCAGCTCCTTCGCCATGTCCACGGGCGTGGCATAGGCATAGCGGCGGGCCGGGTCGGAGAGGTCATGGCGCGGGTTGATCCGGGCGTAGAGGGCCTCGCCCATCTGACGGGCCCGAAGGGCTGGGTCATCGTGGCTCTCGCCCATCTCGACGCGGACCTGTTCGGTGCGGATCGTCGGCGCGCTGCGGCTGGCCAGCGCCTCGAAGGCGGCGCGACGGGCGGTATCGGCATCTGCGGCGGCGTCGATCTGGCCGTCGATCCAGGACTGGTCCAGCCCGGCGATGCGGGCGATGGAGCGGATCTCGGTATTGATGGCAGCGCGGGTCCGCACCTCGGGTGGGGCCGGGGTGATGGTGGTGTCGGTCATGTGGGTCTCCATGCGGATGTGGGCACCGGGGTCGGCGGGTGTTGGCACCAAGGAAATCTCGTGGGGTGTCCAGCGGACGGCAGTCAGCACGCGTGCCGCGTTCTCGGTGGTCTCAGACCACTCCTCGACTGAATAGCCGACCGAGACGTGCCGCAGGATGCCCGCCAGCACGTCTTGCCAGAGCGGTTCCACTTCTGGCCGCGACGAGAAACGGATCAGCGCCGTGCCGCGCTGGCCATCGACGCTGGCGGATTGCACGCTGCCCAGCACATCGCGGACGGCGGATTGCCGGTGGGCATCAAGCACGCTGGCCCCTTGCAGGCGCGACAGGTCCACCGCCTCGGGCGCAAGGCTAAGGCGTTCGACATAGGGGCCAGCCATGTCACGGCGGCGCACGGGTGCACCGGTGGACCAGATCACCTCGACAGTGCGGGCATCGCGGTCGGCGCTGGCCGGGGTCAGGTCAGCGCGGCGGGTCAGCAGGGTGACGGTGTCATTCATCCGGGACGTCCTCCTTCTGGGCAGGCGGGGCGCTGAAGTTCAGGCCCAGCGCGTCCGACCGTGCCTTGTCGGCGGCAATCTCGGCATCCACCTGTTCGGCGTCGTAGCCCCGTTCGGAAATCGCCTGAGTCCGGCTCTTGAGTCCGGCATTGATAGCGAGGATCTCGGCCTCGACGTCCTTCTTCGGATCGACGTAGTCGAACTTCGGCGGGAGCCATTCGCAGGCCAGATACGCGGCAGGATCGCGGTCGAAGTCCCGCGCAGGCAGGTCGCCCGACAGCACCGCCAGCCGCACGAAGCGTTCCCAGACCGGGCGGCAGAACAGATGCACGACGACATTGTGCTGCAACTGCTCGACCCGGCGGCGGAACTCGATCAGCCCGGCGCGGATCGAGGAATAGGTGACACCCTCCAGATCGCCCGAGACCAGTTCGTAGGGCAGGCCCATCCCGGCCGCGACGGCGCGCAGGTGGTTCTTCACGAAGGGCGCATAGGCATCGTGCTCGGTCGGGTTGGAAAAGCGGATATCGGTGCCAGGGGGCAGGGGAATCAGGCTGCCGGGTTCCATGCCCACGGTCAGCGCGCTGTTCGTGTTGGTGCCGGTCAAGCCGCCTGCCGTGCCGTCGGGATCGGTGATGAAGCCGGTGAACAGCGCCGCGACCTTGGCCTTGACCAGCGCCGCATTTTCGAACTGGTCCAACTCGTGCAACCGCAGCAGCACAGGGGCCAGCCAGGTGATCCCGCGCAACTGGCCAGCGGCCAGTGGCTTGAACAGGTGCAGGCAATCGGTTGCAGGGAGGCGCAGCGGTTCCAGCCGCAGAGAGGTCAAAGGATCGCCGGGACGATCGCGCATCACCCAATAGGCGGTGCGCCGCCCCGCGCTGTTGAACTCGATTCCCGCCCGGATGCGCGCGCCACCACAAATGTCGCGGTGCAGGTCGAGCGGCACCTGGTCCCGGTCCAGCAGGTCGATGTGAAGGGGAACAGCCGAGGCATCGGGCACGACGCGCAGACGTGCGAAACTCTCGCCGCCCTCGACCATCGCGCGCACGGCCATGGCTTGCAGCCCGTAGAAATCAGCCAAGCCACCCGGATCGGCATGATTGGTCCAGCGCAGCCACAGCAGCTGAAGCCGTTCGCGCACCGCTCGGTCGGGATGAGTGGACTGCGGCTTGATGCCTGCGCCGACGACATTACCCACCAGGCTGTCCACCGCCGCCGCGACCCACGGGTTGTTCCGCGCATACCACCCGGCCCGCCGCGCTGCCGTGGTCGCGCCCGCAAGGATCGCGGTGTTCAGCCCATCGACCGTTCGCGCCCCCACCCAGCGCCGACCACCACCCGCAGCGTCAAAGCCGCGCGTGTGCGTGAGGCCGAAAAGGCGATGGAGGAGCGTCCGCATGGCGCGGAGTGTCTCATGCGCGGCATCTTCGGGGTATCAGAGCGGTTGGGAAGGATCGGGAATGTCTGGAAGATACGGATCAGTTCACCGCTGAACGAGCCGCGAAGTACTCGAATGCAGGTGCGCATGAGTGGGGCGTGATTGTGTTCAATCACTTCGCCTGATACTCCTGCCCAAACCCAGGTGGACGACCGAACCGCCAAGAAGCCTCAGCGATAGGAACCCGACACTATCCGCACTGGATCTGCGCCTTAATTGAAGAAACGGTGACAAGAAAAAATGGCAGTGAAGTTTGAATATGTAACAAATCCCACTTCTTCGGTTGTCGGCCCAAGAGGTTATGCTTTGCAGCCCTATGAAATTGAGAGGGCTGTTCATCGGACCCGCTCTATTGTCGACAAACTGGCAAGTTTCGAGGTCAACGTCTTTGAAATACTGGGCATGAGAAACCTCAGCGCCTTTGTGGGGGAAGTCTTTGCGGCTTCAATGATCTTGGAGCACCCGGACCTGCTTCGCAAGAATCCACACCAAGATGGGTATCCCGATTTGCTCTTGATGGATGATGATGGCAATGCGGCTTGGGGCGCGCTTTCCAAGAGGCTGCGAGAGAAAGGTCCCTTCAGTCCTTTTCCTACCGGTGGTTTTGAGGTTAAGGCAACTTGCGGCAGCGTTCCCACGCCAGCCGCGTGTTTAAAACGCGGTTTCGACAAGCCAGACATCGGCGATCAGCGAATTCACGTTGCAACTGGATATGATTGGAAGGCACATCATCGCGAGACAAATCATCTCTTTGGGATCTACTGGGATTTCATAGAGCGTTGCCCGACCATCGTTGCTGTGTTCTACAGGGCTGATCTTGTTGAGAATGATTGGGGGAAGATTGTTCAGCCCAAGGAAGGCGGAGGCCGGACTACTTCCGTTTCGATCATGACGCGGGACGGCGTCAAGAAAATGTACGAAGGGTGGGTGACCGTGATTAAGTCGTCAACATACGCGTCGTTCTTTGACAAGCATAACAAAGCCAAGCTGATGACAGCTGCAATCAAGCAGCTCTAGCGGCCGTTCCACGCTCAAGGAGAGTTGCAACTAGGTGCTTAAAGATCGCCTCCAAGCCTTTCGGGGGGATACTTTCTCCGATGATTTCGCGTATAGTCTTGTCGGATAGCGTCTTTTTGTCGTCGCGTCTCCAGTCAAAATTATAAACGTCAACCGTGTGAAGAATGAAGGCTTCATGGAGCGACAGGACCCGATGTTCCCTCGGGTGCAATTTCTGATCAGAGCAAGCATAGGAGAGGTTCCTAGTCAGAGCACTGGCTGGCAGATCACCACGCATGCGTTTGTATGCACTTGTGAAACCAGACATTAGGCGGAACTCAGTCCCTTCTTGTACCCAAGGCCTTGGCAGAAGTTCGCCACACTTCAAGCAGTTCAGTGGCGTGTCGCGATTCGCTTGATTAATGCCCTCTGAGTTGTATTTCGATCCATGCGTTGGATTCTTGTCGAACCCGCAGGCCGGATTGACGCACTGGTTGTCAAAGGCCCCCTTTCCTGGGGGGGTATTTGAGACCCAGAAATACTTCGAATTGTCGAGAATCGGGACGCGGTGGAAGGAGATGTCTTTGTGAGACGCCATTTTCCTGTTGGCGGCATCAAGCGGCGGCACACCTGAAAGCGCTTCGTCCACCGTAACCCACGGTCGAGTAAAAATGCTTGGATTTTGAGAATGCGTTGCCGTTGGCAAAACTGCCCACTTCTTGAGATTAGTGGGCAGTGACGATTTTAGCGTGAAGACTGTTATCAGCCGCTGACGTCGCTGGGGCACCCCGTAGTCAGCAAACTCTACAACTTCCCATTTTCCCTCATAGTCTGGGGCCAAGAGTTCGGAGATGAGCTCGAGAAGGTCGCGCACCTGACCTTCATGCTCGATAACGGCATTCTGCATCTCCGGAACATTCTCGAATACCACCAGTCTAGGCCGCAGCGCTAGTGCGACTTCTACTGCATCAAGCGCAAGTCTGTTGCGCTCATCAAGTTTTGGCTTCACTCCGGTTCGAACACCCTGGAGCAGCTTTCCGCGGCCATTCTTCGACATGCCTTGGCACGGTGGGGTGGCAAAAAGAATATCAAGAGGTCTCCCTTCAAGCCTTTTCTTGGCCTCTCTGATGAGTTCTGCCTTTGTCTTGCGAATATCACCCTCGACCATTGTTGTGTTCGGGTAGTTGGATCGAAAAACGGAAGCACGGTCGGGCAGCAGTTCGGATGCTACAAGGACATCAACTCCAACGGCACGAAGGGCAAGGTCGCCGATCCCTCCGCCCGCAAACAGGCTTATGCCCTTAAACGCGTCTCTCTTTTCGCTGGTATCATAGTGTGCTGTCATCGGCCCAGCGTGCTCCTATTTTCGACAGTTACTCCACCCATCTGCCACACGCTGTGGTGTAGGTGGCCGCATCGTCATCGAAATGTTGCGTAGCACAAAAACGCCTCGCCAATCCAGTCGATAGTCCTGGATTGGTGGGAGATCACGCGTAGAACGGAGAGAGCTGTATGTCCTCTAACCCATCCAAGCCGACCTTATAGCCCGTGTTGGTGCTGCGCCGTGCGTCACCGGTGGCGAGACTGGCCCTTCCGCCTCCTCGTTCAGCCTCATCCCCATGCTGATCAGCCCATGCAGGGCGGCGTGGGCGTAGACGAAGGTGTCCAGCGCCTCGTTGCGTTCGCCGTCGCGCTTGGGTTGCCAGGAGCGGATGGGGCGTCCGCGCTCGAAGCGGGTGACAACGCGCTCGGCGGTCAACTGGCGGAAGTAGTCGGCGTCGAGGCGGCGGGGGAAGTGAATGGCACCGGGGCCGGGTTCGGTCAGTTTCAGGCGGGCGTAGACGGCATCCTTCACGGCATCGACGCCGACGATGAAGAGCGGGATCTTGCCCTTGTTCGTCCGGGTGGGCCGGCGGGGCCAGACCGGGATGCCGGGCCCGCCGCGGCCCTTGATCGCCCAGATGCGGCGGGCGAGGCGTGTGCGGCAGAACTCGTAGGCCATCTTGGTGTGGTGGCCGCCAGTGTCCACGGCGACGGCGCGCACGGGCAGATCGCCCCAGGTGCCGTTCAGCACGCCATCCAGATCGGACCACAGGCGCGGCCCGGATGGATCGCCCCAGAGCACGCGGTAGTCGGTGACCCATGCCTCCTCGTCCCGGCCCCAGCCGACGATCTGCACCTCGATCCGGTCGCCCTGCACATCCACGCCCGCCGTCAGCACGGCCACGCCGGGGGCGAGGTCGCTGCCCCAGTCCTCGCGCCGCGCCATGAGGGGATCGGCGGGAACGGTATCGCCCGCCTGGTCCTCCCAGGACTCGCCCAGCTTGGTGTTGACCCAGACCTGCAGGCGCGCGGGATCCTTGGCGACGCGGGCATGTTCCTGCGCGATTTCGGCCCATGCCTCCCACGGCGAATAGAGCGACGACAGATGGAACCCTGCCGTACGGCCATCGCCCAGCGCGGTTGGGCGCCATTCTCCCGCGGCCAGAAGGCGGGGCTTGTCGTGTTCATGGTGCACGCCGCCGCAGGCATCGCAGATGAGATAGGCGGCGTCGCGCTGCCCCTCGGGCCAGCGGATGCGCGCCCAGGTGATCGGGGCCATGTCGCCGCAGTGCTGGCAGGGAACGTGGAAATATCGCTGGTCGCTGTCGAGGAAGGCCGCTTCGATGCGTGAGTGGCCTTTCAGCGTTGGCGTCGATACCATGTAGATCTTGCGCCGCCCGCGAAAGGTGGTGGTGCGCTGGATCGCCAGATCGACCGGATCACCCTCGCCATCGGCATCACCAGGATAGCCGTCCACCTCGTCGAGGAACAGGTAGCGGACTGGCGTGCTAAGGCCAACGGCGCTGTTCGCGCCCGTCATCACCAACTGGCCGCTGGGGAAGGATTTGCGGAACAGGCTGTTCCCGGCGTCGCGGGATCGAGGCGCCGACACCAGATCGCGCAGGGCAGGTGTGGCCCCGATCAGCGGGTCGATCCGCACGGTCGTGTTGCGCCGCACCATGTCGAGCGAGGGCATGACCAGCATGGCGATGCCGGGCGCGTTCTGGATGATGTAGCCGAGCCAGTTCAGTCCCGCCTCCGACCCGCCCGTCTGCGCACCCTTCATCAGGACCACCCGTTCGTAGGGGCTGGAGGTGGACAGCGCGTCCATCACCGCCCGCAGGTAGGGCGTGCGATCCGTGCGCCAGCGGCCGGGTTCGGCCGAGGTGGGCGGCAGGATGCGTCGGCCCAGTCCGATACCGGGATCGGCGGTTCCGGGCGGATGCCGCGCCGCCAGGCGAGGTCGATGTCAGGCACCATCGCCAAAACTCCCCAAAGGCAGATCGGCCAGATGTTCGAGATGCTCGCGCATCATCCGGTCCAGCGCGGCGAAGGTGGCACGGGGATCGGCCCCAACCTCGGCCGCCAGAAGTGGGGCGGTGCGTTGAACCCATGTCATGTGTGCATCGCGTTCAGCACGGGCGCGCGCGAACACGGTGCGCGTGGCGGCGGCGGTTTCCACCAGCAGGCCCTGTTCCTTCTCGAAGGCCAGCTTGGCGCGCTGCACTTTCACGATCTCATGCAACCGCTTGGCCTCGGCCAGCGTGGTCGAGACGCGGGCAGGGGCGGCAGCGGCACCACCTTTGTTGCGCCGGGCAGGGTCAAGGTTGTCCTCGATCCAGGCCAGCCCCACCGCCACGTCGATCTGCCCATCCGCGCGCACCGGCAGCCCCTCGGCCACCAGTTGCGAGATGCGGCCCTTGGTCAGCCCGACGCGGGCGGCGAAGGCGGTCTTGGTCTCGGCGCTGTCGAGTTTAGTCATTTCCGCCCCCTGACGCTGGCGGGCCAATGCGCTGCGCTCCCCCGCATACGAATTGGCCCGGGAGGAACCGCCGCGTTCCCGATCCTTGCCGATTGATGCCCCTCAGACCGACCCGAGCGGCGCGGCGGATGACGCAAGAATGACGCAGGAATGACGGGTTTCGGGGCGTAAGTCGTTGAAAGTGTTGAGGTGACGCACCCGCCCGGGCAACATTTTATATAGGGGGTAATATGAACCTTGAGGGTTGGGTGGTTTTCTCCCTTTATCAAAAAGTTTGGAGCCAAGTGCGTCATCTCAACACTTTCAATGGGTTGCGCACCAAAGTCCGTCATTCTTGCGTCACCACTGCGTCACTGTGATGCCGAGGAAGAACCGGCCTGCACTGGTCCGCTTGTGCTGGATCCCCGCAACTTGCGCCTGGACACGCTGAACGAAGCCGTTGATTGCGGGAATCTTTTCGGGCTTGAACCCCTCGGCCTGCGCCCAGTTCTGGAAGCGGATGTGCGCATCGCGCGTGGCGAGCATCGGGCCGCCGTTCACGATGGGCACGAACTTCACGCAGGCGTCGATCCATGCCAGCACCGGGTCTTCGCCCAGCACCCATTCGATCAGCGCCTCACGGCAGCTTTCAGGGATGGCGAAGTTGCGCTGGCGGATCAGTCGCGACGCACCTTCGACGGCCCATGCCAGCAGCAGGTCGGCTTCCTCGGAGGCGATGCGCTTGCCAATATCCTCGATGCGTTCTTCGAGGGGGATGGTGCGGGTGAAGGGGATCAGCAGCAGGCGGCGCTGCACGCCCCGGTCCACGCCGCCCTTGAAGCTGGGCAACTGGTTCGCGGCGAACAGGTTCTGCGCCACCGAGCGGAACTCGACCCGGCTCTTGTAGACATCGCGCCCCTCGATCGGCTCGCCGGTGACGACGGATTTGAAGATGTTGGAGGCGATGGCCTCGGGCGACAATTCGTCGGACGCGTTCAGGAGTTTACCGACCAGCCCGGTGACATGCCGCTCGTCGCCCATCTTGGCGGCAGGGACGCAGCAGATGGCGCTGGCAGGCAGAAGGCCGCGCGCGAGATCGAGGATCTGGCTCTTGCCGTTCTCGGCGGTCTTGCCATGCAGGACGACGGCACGGGGCTGGACCAGGCGCGTGGCATAGCCCAGCGCGGCCGATCCACAGACCTCGGCCAGCATGTCGCACTTCGCCTGAGCGTCCGGGTCACCCTTGAAGCTGCCGGTGAGCAAGCGGCGCAGCATGGAGCCTTCGGGCGGGATGCCGGAGGTGCCGGGGGCCCAGCGGCCGGGCAGGGTGTGGCGGCAGCGGTGATTGCGGTGGTGCGGTTCCAGATGGGGCGTGCCGGTCGCATCGAAGCGCAGGAAGCCCGAGGCGCAGTTGATGCCAGCGGGTGGCGTGTCGAAGAAACCGGGCTCGGCGCAGAGGGCGGCACATTCATGCAAGACGGAGTTGACGCGGGTCTGGGTCAGCTTGACGTTCGAGGGCTCGCCCGCAGGCGTCTCGAAGCTCGCGCCGTCATAGGCATGCACCGGCAGGTGCAATTCATGGGATTGGATCGCCTCCCAATGGGTGCCGATATAGCGCCAGAACTCGCCCTCGGCATGAATGATGCGGCCATGGCGTTCCGTCAGGTCTTCGCGGACGCGCTTCGCCATCTCCACGTCCGACCCGATATAGAGGCGCTTGCGGCCTGTGTCGGCCTGGTCCGGGTGGAACAGGTCAGCCCCGGCAATCCGGTTGCGAATGGCCTCCTCGCCCTCGCGCAGCAGCACGTCGTTGAAGTCCTGATCCTCGGGCGGCGTGGCGATGATCACCGTCAGCCCGCGCAGGGCGAGGGCGGTGGCGGCGCGGGTGATCATTCCCTCTGCCTTGCTTCCGGGCGCGTCGCCATCGCGGGCGATGATGACCGTGGCCTTTTCGGGGACGGGCGCGCGGCCGATGTTCGAGACGCCGAGGCAGGCCCAGACCTCCTGACCGGTTGCTTGCCAGACCGACAGTGCGGTTTCGACACCCTCGCAGAGCACCAGAGGTTCGCGGCCGGGCAGGCGCACGGCGGAACGTTCGCCCCACCCTTCGACCGCCTTGTTGGTGCGCTTGACGGGATTGACCGGGACCTTCTTGCCCTCGGCTGTCAGATAGACCTGCTGGATCGCCAGCACCTCGCCCGCCGCATCGGTCGCCAGCGCGACCATCGCGCCATAGCTGCCATAGGCGTTCCGGCGAAAGCGGATGCAGTCTGGTGGCTGAACGGCGATCCCGCGCCCCACCAGATAGGCATGGGCCGGTGTGCCATTCGGAACCTCGGTCTGGCGCACGATCTCTGCGACTTTGGCTGCGAGTTCCGCGTCCGACAATTCCACGGTGCGGGCCGGGCCAGATGCCGGGGCCTTGGGGGGGGGGTGGTGGCGGCAGGTTTGGTAGCGGTCCAGGAGGCAGGCATTTCCGCATCGCCCAGCCAGTGGCGCGCCCAGTCCCATGCAACCTTTTCGTCCATCCCGAAGTGATGACGGATCAGTTCCGGCCCAGCGCCGCCCGTTCCGGCCTCGTGGTCATACCAGCGCCCGGCGTCCTTGCCTGCGATTTCCACCGCGATGCTGCCCTTGGTCCCGAAGCGCAACTGCTGCGCGCTGGACAGGGCGCGGTTCGGGGTGCCGAGCAGTTCCACCGCAAGGTCGGCGATCCGGTCGTTCAACAGTTCCGCCACCCGGGCCACGGACATGCGCCGGGACGTACGACCTTTGTGCGTGGGCGGCACATCGTTGAAGTCGAGCGGGTTGTCCTGAAGTGTCATGGGGCGGGGGTTCGCTATGCATCTGATGGAGAATGGAGCCCGCGACCGTATCGCGGACATCAGGACATTTGCGGCTGCCGTCACTCGCCCGGGGTGAAACGCTCTTGCTGCGCAATCCAGTTCAGCAGCGTGCTTTTGCGGGCGCAGATGACCGAACCCATCTTGAAGTGCGGCATGCCCCTCGGGGCCTCGCCGGTCAGGTAGTAGACCTTGCGGCGGTGCTTCACGTCACCGAACATGAACCTGGCGATCTCGTCCGCGCCGCGAAGGAGGTCATCGCCGAGCGTCACCTCGGTTGCGGTCTGCTGGAGGTTCTCGACTGGGCCGGGGTGTTTGGTCATGGCTGGGTCTCCTTTCTAGCGCAGGACTTCCTGCAGGAAGTGGGCGTCAAGTCCGTGGAGGCGGCGCCAAGCGGCGCGAACCTGCATGCTGATGTTGATGCTGGCGGTGCTCAGCGCGTTGGCGCGGGTCGCGATGGCCAGCTTGTAGATGCGTTCGGCGGTCGTGATCTGCGCCGGGGAGGTGATGGCCGAGAGCTTGGTGCGGCCCTCTGGATGGCCCAGCAGCCACGGCAGCATCTGGAAGGTGTCCTTCGATGTCGCGTAGCCGAGGATCAGGGCAGACTCTCCGGTCGGCGTGTCCGGAAGAAGCGTGGAGACAAGAGGTGGCACCCGCAGGAACAGGAACTTCCGGTCGATCAGATCGAGATGCCAGTCGTCCTCCGTTGATCGGATCAGCGCCCCTACGTCCGGTGAGATGGTCTCCGCAATCGAGGCCGTCAGCGCGGACCATGTGCCGGGGTGTGTCTTGGCCATGGCCTCGGCCACGATCCGGATATTCCAGGCGAAGTGTTCGCTGATCGCGGCACCGATCGAGGCGATCAGCACATCCTCCTCGCGCCACATCCGCTTGAAGCCGCCATGCTCCTTTGGGGTTTTCTGCGCCTGAATGGCACCGGCAGCTTGCAGGACTCGCAGGCTGGGCAGGGGCATCCCCGATGCCGCCACCGCTTCCGCGTCGCCATGAAAGAGCGGTTCGGGCGCTTCCGCACCGTTCCGTTCGCTGGCTGTCATTGTCATGGGCTCCGATCATGAACTAGGGCTTTACACACGCAACAATTCGTTGCAAGTGCATCTGAGACGGCTCATATCACCAATTAACGGGCTTTGACAACTGCTCCCGTTTCTTACGCTCACGGAGGGAAATGATGGCCACGATCCGCAAACGCACGCTGCCTTCGGGTCTGGTCCGCTGGCAGGTGGATTTCACCGACCAGGCGGGCAAGCGCCGGTCCAAGCTGTTCCCACGCCGCAAGGATGCCGACGTCTATCTGGTCAAGGTCCGCTCACTGGTCGCCAACCACACCTATCTGGCCGACAGCGACAGCACGACGGTCGCCGATGCCGCGAAGGCGTGGCTCGACCATTGCGAGGTGCGTTGCAAGACCGGGCGGCGGATGGAACGGTCCACCCTGCGCGGCTACAGCGACTATATGCGCCTGCACCTCACCGCGCCCGAGATCGGCATCGGGGACAAGCTGATCGCCCAACTCACCCGCCGCCATGTCAACGAGTTCCGCGACCGCCTGCTGCTGAACGGTCGGTCCGAACACCTGACCCGCCGCGCGCTATCGGTGCTGAAGCTGGCGCTGGACCATGCCATCGACAACGGCCAGCTGTTCACCAATGCCGCCCAAGGCGTGCGGGTGATCAAGTCCAGCCGGATCGAGCACAAGGCGCCGGTGCCGACCAAGGAGGCCATCCGCGCCCTGATCGAGGCCGCCGACGAGGATTTCAAGCCGCACCTGATCGTTTCGGCCCTCGGCGGCCTGCGCGCCTCGGAACTGAGGGGCCTGCGCTGGCAGGACGTGGATTTCGACAAGGGCTTCCTCCACATCCGCCAGCGCGCCGACGCCTACAACCAGATGGGCGAGCCGAAATCGCGGGCCGGGTTCCGCGACATTCCGGCGGGGCCTATGGTGCTGAACGCCCTGCGCCGCTGGAAATTGCGCTGCCCGAAAAGCGAGTTGGGGCTGGTGTTTCCCGCGCCGCAGGGCGGGATCCTGCAGCACACCAAGACTCAAGCCCGGTTCCGCAAGCTGCTGGAAGAGGTCGAGGTCACGATGCGCTGGCACGACCTGCGCCATTTCGCCGTGTCGCGATGGATCGAGCAGGGCTTCTCGATCAAGGAGGTGATGACCTTCGCGGGTCACTCCTCCATCCAGATGACCATGGAACGCTACGGCCACCTGTTCCCCTCGCCAGATCATCAGAAGGCCATGGCCATGGTCGAGGCGAAGCTGCTGGGATGATGGGCCTTCGTCACTCACGCTGATTTTCAGTGGTGAGAAGCTGTGCCATGCTTGGCAACGACGCGCGATGCTATTTCCTTTGGGGCAGAGGTATGACCGATTTTCCTCCAGGTATCTGCCATGACAAATGGCGGGCTGTTCCGAGGCAACCTGACGCGGATATTTTCTACATTCATTGCACGGGAGGATTTCGGGGTGCAAAAGTCAGCGACGACCACTGGCAGATTGAACCCGTATTTGAATACGGGGAGGCACGTTCAAAGGGCTTCCTCACCGATGCTCAGTTGCGCCAAATAGTTCGGATTGGCAAATTCCGGGTTCTGGGATTTCAGTCAAGCGGCTGGTTTGACGGCGTGTGGCACTCATCTTGGCGGCCCATCATCCCGACAGAGAGAAACCACGCTCGAAGCCCATCCGACATTTGGAGTGCCATTTCGAGCAATCTATTCCGCACCACCCGCACTCAGCAACTTAAGGAACTCAAGGTTGCCGACCATTCCAAAGTTGCAACCATATTGGATAATCGAACTGTTGAGGAACGACTCGCGCAAGCAATTAGCCTCAGCTTGCGGTCTATGGATGTCGCTGTTGAGCAAATCGCCGAGTACTACCACGAACAACTCGTCAACAAGATGTACAAAGGCAACGTAGACGGGCAAAGGAGTTCCAATACAATGGATCAAACCCTCTTCGCCCACGTCCACGCTTTTTTCCTTCAGTTGGGCGCGGCCCGGGACTACCTCGCCGCATTCATAGCCAACCGCCTTGGTATGAATGCCAGCCATGGAAAAGTTGATACAATGAACGCTCTGAAGAGCAAATTACGCGGTCAACACATGGGTCGTGAGCCAATCCTCGATCTCCTGATCGAGAAGAATTGGCTCGTGTCGCAGGCTGGCAGCCCTGACACATGGACGACCTCAGGGTGGCTGAAAGAGATCACGGACCTGCGCAATGAAATCGTCCACCGGCGACCATATGGGTCAGTTTATGCGGAGCGTTTTGGGTGGGCGATGCCCGTATGTGCCGAGCTTGGACTTTACCGGTACTTCCGCCCCATCGAAATCAAAAGCCAGTCGGAATGCGACCTATTGGATGTGATCTGTTCACACTATCGCACTTGCACTGGCCTCTTCTTTGAGTCGGCGAAGGCGGCAGGGCTGGATGGAAGCATGATGACGCTGACCGACGCGGACATCGTATCGCTGCAAGAAATCCATCGGCCATCGACAGATCAGTAGCCATTTTTGGCTTTCTTCGGCTCGGAGGTTCGCTCTCTATGTGATGGGAAGCTTCCGGCAATGCCGTCTGCGGCTGCGATACGAAGGCTTCAATGGTGAGCGCGGATGAGGGCACGTCTGGCTTTCCGTTCCCTCCCAACGGTTTGCGGCTGTTCCGTGCGACACGACACCGACATTTGGCGCCCGAAATCCACCTAGCCTGCGGAAATCACAAAGGTATTCCGGACGCCGGGGTAGCCCTCATAACCTGAAGGTAGAGGTGGACCCGCCTGGTGAGACAGTTTGGCGGCTTGGCTAAGGTGGATCGGGTTGGTTTCTATGCCGCCAGTCGCTCCGTCATTTCCGCCGTAGCATAGACCTCGTCGGGTGTCCTGCCGCCGAAGGT